AAAGTCACATCCCGCAAAAAGAATCTCCTCATATCCTTTTAAAATCGCATAAGCTAACATGTAACTCATTGAAGATGCAAAGTAGCGGTGCTTTTCAATCGTCCTTCCTTCAACCGGAATCCGGCGAAGCTTATACACTTCCTCAAACGGGAAGTTGGCTTGAGTAATAATACCTTCGATTTTTTCTTGTTTGTGCAGGTCAAACCACAAATCATAACGCTTGAATTTGTCTTGATGATGGTTTAATCCCCAGACCTCATAATCAGAATCCCAGTCAAAGTTTTTTAGAGATTCGCCTACACCTAATATTGCTAATTTTTCCATAATCTAAAAAAACAGGGTGAATAATATGACGAAAAGAGGGATGTTCACCCTGAATAACTGCATCTACATAGTTGAGTAGTTTGTATGTATTGTATTTAGGATTTCGTATTGTCCGTTGAAGTTTTTACGTGTTTGTTCGTAAATCGGGTTACCTTTAATATCTTTTTTGCGTGTTTTAAGAAAATCTCCATAAAAAACGTTTTGATTTGAGAAAGAGCCTTGTTTTGTATTGTTCTTTTTGTGTTCAATTCTTCTGATAAAACGCTCTTTTTCAGTTTTTGCACGTGCACCGATAAAACACGAAGTCTTAAACATTGTCTTTGTTTTGTGAAATATCCTTGCAACAGGTGTTTTATTTATGCCACAATACGCAAATTCAAGCCATTTAGAACCTAATTTATATACACAATCAGGCTCGTACAGTTCATTGTTCAGTACCAGCAAAAGGACGCTCCTATCCTACCCCGTATTGTAAAAACATCTACTGACAGCCGCCGTTATTTCAGGATATTTAAGACTGCCCCATTTTTTACCGGGCTATTGTTATTATAGCAAATTATTTTGACCTGTTTGGGTCAACTTTTAAAACAAATTTTGTATTTTGGCAATAGCTGCTCCACTTATTAATGAAGCTCTATTTTTGACATTAAACACATTAAGCAACTCTTTTACTTTTCTTTTTATACTACTTTCAGAATACCCTATTTTATCCGCTATCTGCTGGTTTGTGCTGCCGCTAATCAATTCCTCTAATATAACTTTTTGTTCTTCCGTAAGCTTCATAAAATCTCCTCAATAAGCTAAAAAATAAACCAGAGCGAGCGCGTTTTTGAACACGCCCATTTCGTTGTTATTTTTGTCTAAAAACTTATATCCTTTTCGCAGCCATTCAAGATGTATTGCCGGATTGTTCAAGATAAAATCGTGCCAGTATTTTGTTTCAGTTCTTACAGGAATCAGCATACATGTTGTATTACCTTCTTGCTGTTCTTTGAATGCTTTTTCTATCCACTTTTTGCATTCATTGAATGGCGGGTTGCACCAGTTGTATTGCTCCCATTCAGCTGTGAGCCCGTCTGATTGGCCCTCTATAAAATAATTATCTGCTGGTACGTTCTTTTCAGAGCAGCACACATCACAGCCAAATTTGTCTATGCCGAAAAACTTCAAAGCTTTTTCGTAGAGTTCCGGTGGGGTTTTGTAGTCGTTCGAATTGTATTTGTAGTTGTATTTCATGTTATTTAGAACCTTTTACAATGAAGTTAAGTAATAATTTATTGTGTTGATTGTTTTTACAGTTGCTTTGTTGTGTGCAAGCAGTGTCTGAATTGGGTATTCGCTCAACCCCATGTCTAATGCGAGCTCATAGGTCGAGATTTTTCGCTGCTGTTTTAGCTTTTCAATTTTCTTTGCTATTTTTGCAGCATCTTGAGAGCTTGCGAAGACATGCATTATTCTTCTTCTCCTTTCGCCTTGCGGATGATGTCAAGGATTTTATATAAATTGCTCCGCAATGGATAAACTTTATTACTTTCAACAATTACTTGAAGCATTCCCTCAATCTCCTCAAGAGCCTTGCGGTAGCGGGTGTTTCTCAATTCAAGTTTTTCATTTAAACTTTCTGCTTTAATCTGCCATTCTTCAGAGGTTTCAAGCTGCTTTTTCAACTCCTCGCACTCCAGGTCTAATACCTCAATTTTCTGCAAGTAAAAATCCTTTTCGCTTATTAGCTCATCACATTCCTGCTTGAGATTTCTATTTTTTACAGTGCTTTCTTGAAGTTCCTTTCTTAATCTAATTAATTCTTTTGATTGTTTGATACTTAATTGTGTTTTGCAGGCTAGTTGTTTGAAGCAGCAATTTTGCCAGCTGTGGCAATCACAAATTACTCCAAAACCTGTTGCATGCGTACACTCACACTTTTGCTGATTATCTCGTTCAAGTCTAAAATTGCACTCACTTACATCAACACCGTCAATTATTATCTGTTCTTTCTTCGTCATTCTCTACCTCTTTCTTTAACCAATTTTTATAAGGTCTTTCATAATTTTGTTTGCAATTTGAACACGGAACAGAGCCAAAATTTTGATTACAAAATGCGCAATTCGTGTACATCCTTAGCCATTCCGCCATCTCGTGAAGGCTCATGGCTTTTATTCGTTCGTAGTTAGTTGTCATTGGTTCTCCTATGATTAGTTGCTTTTATTTCGATATCTGTGTTATGGAAAAAATCAATATCAATTAATTTTGTTGATTCGGAAAACACATGTTTTGTATACTCCCCTGTTCCTGCAACCTCATATAGCGGAAAGTTTTTGTATGGAGTAAGTTTAAGCTTATATACAACGAAATGTAGGCTTCCATCATCAGATTTTATACTGGCTTTTAACTGGTAATTGCCTGATATCCCTTTTATTGCGTTATTCTCTGTTTGGAAGAAAACATCTAGTGATAATATTTTTCCCACTTCTAAAAAGCCACCATCAGGAACATCCATTGTATACGTTATAAAAAGCTTTTCTACATCGGGTAAATCTATGCAGTCAGAACATCTATACTCTTTGTCTGAATCAGTTTTAACCTTAAAAAGTTTGAGATTATCAATTTTGAAATTTTTGTTAATATCTTTAATCATCTTCCAAAATCCTCTTTATTTCTGCTTTGTCGAGTTTGTTAACTTTTAAAAGCTCAAAAATAACAATGGCAATAAGGTCTTCAAAGCTTTTTTTAGACACGTAGAACCTTCCATAGAAACCTGCCATCTGTGTTACCTGTAATGCGTAAATATCATAAGGTTGTGTATAATGAAAACCTAAGGGTATCTCTCCTATCAGCTTAATCAACTCAAGCTGCTTTGCGGGAGTGAATGGTTTTGAACACTCCACCCCTGCTGCTTTCATTAACTCTTCGATGTGGTTAGTCATTTAACACCTCTTTCAGTTTGTCGATTGTAGCCCATTTATAATAAACTCTTGAAAATTTATCACGATTTATAGTTATTAAGCCGGATTCTTTTAAATTTTTTAAAGCATTTCTTAAATGATGTTTTGACAGATTATATTTCTTTTCAAAATCGCTGTAATCAAGCAATTGAGCTTTGTATTTTGCATGTTTTTTGAGGATATAACCAATAACGGCGGTTGTAGCGCCATATTTAACGGTTAACACTTCGACCATTTTAGGCATATTTATTAGTATTTTTTGATTTTTACCCATACACCCACTCTGCCTCTCTGATTGATTGTTTAACCTCTTTTGTGATTGAAAGCTGTGTCCTCTCTAGCTTAATAATTAAACACTCTATAAAATCCTTTATTGTTTTCATTGTAAACTCGTGTACTACGAAATACCCGACCGTCCGTGTTCCGTTATTCACGATAGGCAAATTAAACAGCCTTACAAAATTCTCCGGCTTGGTGAAGTCGGGGTAGTCTCTTACGACTTTTGTTATTTTTAATACCCCTGTTTTAAATATTTCAGAACGAGCTACTATATCTTCTTTTGTAGTTTCATATTCTACATGCATAAATTTTAAAAAATATCTGATTTTAGGCTCAATCTCGCACAGCTCGCATAGCTGTTTTGATAAGTCTTTAGTCATTTCATTGCCTTTCTAAGCTCTACAACTGCTGTTAAATCGTGTTTTCTCAAACGTTTCATGAGCTCTTTGTATTCTTTCTCGTCTTCCATTTCTCCATATCTGTGAATACGCTCCATCTGGAAAATAAAGTTTTTGTAATCTTCTTTTTCCAAAGAGGAAGGATAAATCTTTGTATTTTGCAAATACTTGTTAAAAAGCTTTTCTATATGGTTAACTGTGTTTCTCATAAAGCCTATGTAACTCATTTGTTAAACCTTTCTATTGAGTTGAGACAACAAAACAACTGTTTTGCATTTGTCTTCATGTGCTTTTTTCAAATAATTATTGAGAGATATTTGAAATAATTTAAAATTTCCCAAAACAGGGTTTAAAATTTTAAATACTTTAATAATGCTCACCATCGTCAAAAATCCTTTGTGCTTGTAAATCTATTCGAAGCGGCGTAACAACATTTGATTCACCGTTTCTGTTCTTTGCTGTAATAAAATACAAAAGCGACTGGCTTTGTTCTTTGTCGTAGTATCCCGGGCGATATACAAAACTGACTATATCCGCGTCGTTTTCGATTTGTCCGGAGTCTTTTAAGTCGGAAAGCAGAGGTGTTTTGTCTTTGCGTTCTTTAATTGCTCTGCTAAGCTGGACAAGAACAATAAAAGGTTTACCGGTTTCTTTTGCTAGCATTTTTATTGCACGCGAGTTTTCGCTGACTTTTTCATAGGCGCTTCTGCCGTTTTTATTGGGGATAAGCCCTAGATAATCTATAAAAATCACATCTGCGTCTGATTTTTTACAGATTTTCCTCATCTTTTCCATATCCACATTCGGATCAGTACAAAGATAAATAGGAAAATATTTTAAGTTTT